GGGTATTACAACCGGGCCGGATGCCGCTATTTCTATATTGCCGCCAAGATATATATCCCTGAGTGTTGCGGCTTTGACGCCGCCGATGTTGATGTCGCTCCCAAACTCAGCTTGAACATTCGATTGTACACCATTGACAAAACTTGACTGGAACATCGTCCCTGCTATCTTAAATCCCTGCGGCGCGGCGATTGTGGTTCCGGCCTGATAGCCTGGGCTTCTTATTTCGCCAACTAAGGCCAATACCGCCTCAAGATGTTGCGCTTTTACAGCGCCGTCAACTAGCAGCAGACCATCTGCCATGCGCCTTGCATAGAGGTTATCAAAATACGCACCCGCGTTGCCCGCTGTCAGGCCAAACACAACCTGTATAGTGCCATTTGGAGCCGTGGCCGTACATTCATGCTCAACATAAAGCGCCGAAGTAGAGGCTATTGTTGCCGCTGTCGGACTTAGGTTGTCATTGAAGTATATGCCTATTTTTGCGCCAATGCCCTTTACTTGCGCCCTAAAAGCGTACTGGTCGCCCCTGCCGCATGGAATGTCCTTGGTAACAAATAGCGTTGTATTTGGCTCAACATAGCGGCAGCGCTGACCATCAAGGGCATTGCCTTCAACCAATCCAAGCCCTTCAAGCGCCCCTTCTGGCCAGCCATCTTCGGGCGGCTCAAGTTCGCTGTTCGGATTTGGTATGAGGTTGTCAAAGTTGGCTATATACATTTCCTGGGCAAAGATTGTGCGGAAAGCGGCTGATATCTTGTCCCAGCGCACCTTGCCATCGTCTCCTAAAAAGCCGCTTTTCAGCATGGCGTCTGTAGCGCCGGAGGCTATACTGGCAGCCATTTTGCGTATTGCAATCTCTGAGGCCAGCTTTGTAAGTTCCTCTCTAATAACCCTTAGCAAGCGCGCCAATTCCTCACCGCCGCTTGTACCCAAAACGGCGTTGCCGACTGTGCCCAGAGACGTAGGCCCTGTGAAGTCATCCCAGGGATAAGGAGTAAAGCGCGTTGAAAAGAACTCGGGTATGGCCTCAATAGCCGCGTCGCAATCGTCATGGCTAATACCATATACGCCCGCCGCTTCAACAAGTCGCTCTTGTTCTGCAAGAATTGACGCCCATTCCCTAGCCAATTCTCTCTTGCGCGTGACTGTCAGTGTGTTTTCGTCAAACGGGCTGTATATCTGTATTTCCGCGCTTGCTGGGTTTTCGCTCCAGTTGCCGGAGGTATCTTTAGCTTTTATCCAGAATGTTGTTGGCCTGGTAGAGCCGAGGTCAACTGAAAACCTGTTTGCGGTTAAACCAGTAGCGACTACAGAGCCGCCAATCCAGTTTTGCCCCTCCCTTATTTCATAGCATGACAAATCAAGTTCCTGGTTCGCGTCCCAATCAAAATACAAAACCCATTCGCTACAAACAACGATAAATCCTGTAACATCGTCCGGCGGCTTTGTTTTTCCGAGTAATTCCAGTGTGGCCTCGGTCGGTTGCGTCGTTTCGCCCTTGAGGTTTTGCGCCCTCACTGCAAAAGTAAGTGTGCATGGCGCTTCAATCGGCTTGATTTCTACCGTGCATTGAAGCGTTGGCGGCAGGTCAAACCAGTTGCCATTATCAACTCTGTAGGATGGCAGGTAGCGTATTTCAGCGCCATTCCCCGCGTTCCACTGTGCCTGAGCGCCTACTTTCAAATCTTCTTTGTCTTTGTACAGAAATTCAGACAAAGACAAGCCTTGTGGCGGTTTCATCGGCACAGTGGTTGCGCCTGTCCAGCCGCGCCGATCGTCAGTCTGAATGTCATTGTCAACCCAATCAAACTTTTCTGGGATATAATTCAGCGCGGTAACTGTATAATCGCCCTCGCCTTCCATAACCACGCCCATGACGCGCCAAAGGTCAGGCGTTGTATTTTCAGAGGCCAGAATCCAGACTGAATTTTCATCAGCTTCAATGTCATTGAGTAGAACCAACTTGTCTGTAGTGCCATTTTCGAGCAGGACAAGCTCCTCGGAGACAGTCCCGTCCTGATTTGTAACAATCAGGTGATGTTCGCCACCATCAAGAGTTACCTCCCGGTCCAGGAAAATCATCCTGGTTTCATGCGCTTTTACGCGCCCGCCCCACGACTTCCCGAACCGCTTTGGGTCCATGATTGCGATAACATCTCCAGGGCGAAGCTGCGCCCCCTCCAGGCCAATACCAAAAGTAACTACCTCTGTTTGGTAGTTTTCAGTGAACAGCGTCCATCTGGCGTCGCGTAGCGCTTGGCTTCTGGACGTGCAACCAAAGGCCGCGTGGTCTGTTGGAAAGCGGAAGCCTATGTCCCTGATTGCGTCATCAAGCTCAAATAGTTCAATTTCTTGCTTGCAGTTATTTTCGGGGTTGTTCCATTGAACCTCAATGGCATTATGGCGGGCGCGTCTTGCGCTGGCAGAATAGCTAAACACGCCATCTTTGACATTTGCGGGCGTGAATAGATAACTTGGGTCTGCCGGGCTATCTTGAGACAGGAACACCGCGCCGGAAGCCCAATAAGCCATCGCGTGAAAGTTTGACGCCAGCATTTGAATGACGCGGGCGGCTTCTTCCTGTGTCTGAATATAGCAATTCAGAGTGAATCGCGGCTCCATAATCTCCAGGCCAAATTCGTTAACGCGTCCCGTTGGTACCAACTCGTCACAGTATTTGCCGATTTCGTACAGTCCCCATTTATCAACCATTTCAGGCTGAACCCAATCGCCAAGACCATAGCGCTTTTCAATCAAAAGGTCATAAAAGCACCAAGCGGGGTTGTTTGAATAGGCTATCTTAAATGAGCCATCCCAGTTGCCGCTGTAGTGCCGCGTCTTTGGGTCATAGTTGCTTGGTACGCGGATTCTCATGCCCTTAATACAAAAGGACACGGTAGGTATTGAACTAAACTGCGTTGCGTCCGTTCTGATGGCGCAAAGCGCTACGCCTGGATATTTCAGCTTTTTATTGTTGATTATGGCAAGCCCTTCAAACCAGGTATCGTTCTGAAGCATTTGCGTATTGCTATCGGGCGTCATGCGCGTTACGCGGACACGCCAATACTCTGAGGCTGGCCCCTCGCTGGTCTTGGCATAAACAAGCGCAACGCGCTCGCTCCACTCATACTTAGATGAAGCCTTGCCGGTTTTTGTCATGTCCAAGACTGTGACCCAGTTTATTACTGGCCCGTCCTCAGCAATTTCAACTTTTAACTGAACGCTACCACCCACCACGTCGCCATTGGTCTTTTGCTCATACAATGCTCCGATGGCAAAGCGGAGATTTAATTCACTTTCGACATCCGCTCGAATAGTGACAGTAATGGCCCCTGGGGTTTGCGCTCCGCCTGGCTGCTTATTGTATTGCTTAACCTCAGCCGGAAGCCCCAGGGTTGTAACCTCGGCGCTGTCAATAAAAAATCCCTCTATGTATTTCTGGTCAGGATAGCCAAAACGCCACATGGCCTTTACGTGATAATTAAAGGTATCCTCTCTAAGCGGGTCGCCATTTCCGTCTAACGCGGGGTCGCCATCGCTGTTCTGAATTGGCGTTCCATTCAGCTTGATACACCGCAGGGGATAATCAGGGTCTACAAAGCCCTCAATAGGCCCCTCGCACAGACCATGTAGTACGTGAGCCGACGCAACGCTCCTAAGAGTGTCGGATTGAATCGATGGAGTATGTGCGGCTCCGCCGCCACCGCCACTACCCATTACGCTCTCCTATATTCATAAAACAAAATACCTGTCGTCACGCTCGTCATAATCCGTTTCCGTGGGGTGCTGAGGGTATCTTGCAATACTGCCGCGTCCGCCGTAGCCAGAGCCATATTGCCAGTTGCTATTGTCAATCAGCGTTGACAGAACCGCGCTGCCAATTTCAACCTCGCCATAGCAAATCTGTATAGGATGGCTTTGGTTAATTGTGTTCACAGGCCCGTCAAAGAGTTCGCTTGGCTTGTTTTCCGGGCGCTCGGAGGGGGATTGGGTTCTGGGGGAAGGAGTAAGAAGTTGGGCTACGCCGCTGATAGCCATAGCGATACCTGTACTCATCATACAGCTACCGGCCTTGTACAGCGGGGTTCCCGCGGCCGGGCTTGCGTAAACAGAAATAACAACAGCAGCAACAATCAGCACCGCCCCGGCGATCATTTGCCACCCTCCGTTTGAATACCCCTCAACACACGGCACCAAGTGAATGTCCTGATTGCCTGATAGCATTGGTACAGCCTCAATCGGTATGGACTGCTCGCCAACCAGCAC